CTTAAGACCATTTGGTGCGTCTGTCTTAATGAAAAACGCATCTGTGTCAGTCAAATAATCGTTGATGACATAGCCATTAGGTAACATTCCCATGTTTCTAATAGCATTAGCATCATTATCTGCTGTTCCAGGTCTTAGATTTGAGTTTAATAATCTCTCTGCGACAAACTGTAGTTGTCTAGGAATGATTAACTTCATACCTCTTAGAGCGATAATTAACCCTCTTTCATCTACAAAGCCTGCAATCTTAATCAAAGCATCTTCTAAAGATGTCTCGTTTAAGTCTGCTGCAACAGTTGGCTCGTTAGCAAAAGTCCCACCATTTGTTAATGGGTGGTCTGTTGCTAGTAATGCTTTACCATCACCACCAGCAGTTGCTCCAGCAGTAAACGCATTATTTAATACGTTTGCAGCTTTCACTTGCTTTGTATGTGCCATTGACCTTGCAAGTGCTCTCGTATAACGAGCAGATAGCTTGTCGTAAAGGTTATCCTCTACAGCCTCTTCTGTTATTGAGAAAGCCATTGCCACAGTCTCATGGTTATATCTTGAAGTGTAGGCTTCGTTTGCATCATCAAATGTGACACCAGAACCTTCTTGCTTAGTAGGCGCTGCTCCGAAACCACTTAACATGACCTCTTCTTCAAAGGCTCTATCTGATGCCTCTGTGTCGAAGATTTCTGCATGTTGACCTTCATACCTATTATACTCCATACCAAAGAGGGCGTTTAAACCAGGCTCTAATTCTTTGGCGAGTTGTGCTCTTGAAATAGCCATATTACACCCTCCTTAAGATGCAGTAGCGTCAACATCCGAAGAGTTTAACGCATGGTTGTTAATTTTAACTATGTATGAAACACCAGCAGCACTATGGTCAGCATTAGTTACATCTTCATGGATACCTAAAATCATTAATGGGTTTGAAGTATCTGTATCTTCTGCGGTAGATATATCTATCTGTGCAGTAGAAATACCAGTAGTAGTGTTTCCACCAGTACCACCCTCGATTTCAGCTGTCTTAAAAATGTCAGCTTTTGCTGTCGCTCTGTCAGTGTTTGTGCCATCACTTGCGATAATAAATCTCTGTGCTGGATCATCATACACAAACCCTTTGATGTCAAAGCTAGTATTAGCTGACCCACTTCCAGGCCAGGTATTGCTAAACTTTAACTTGCCAGTAGTTGCATCCACATACTCACAGCCTGCGAATACACCTAGTAGCTGAACTCCATCACAAGTAGCCGTAGCGATCTGAATCGTGCCACCAGTTAATTCTGCTCTGACTGGTGAACCTTGAAAAATCGCGGAAGCATCACTTGCAATAAAGTATTGACTCGTACCTTGAGTCGCTGGACTAGAACCATGTTTTCCAACTGGTTTTAGACCAAAAGATACATTGGCATTTGCCATCTTTAGCTCCTTTAAGTTACTCGGTATTAGAAGCGTTCATTTTGCTTCCTTTACCGAAGGTTACACGACTTTGCCTATCTGGTTTATGGATAGGCATAGAGGGATGTTGCTCCCTCATCAAGTTTTCATCCACGGCTGTCATTTGATTGCGGGTCTGCTCCCGAAAATATTCAGTTCTCTCTTGTACCGTTTCTGTGGGTATTCGTGCCAACATTAAACCACCGACACCTATTATCCCTTTGTTTTTACCCTCTTCAATAACTGGATACTTTGCAGCTTCGGCTCCGTATTCGTCTGCCCTAACTGGTTCCCATCCTTCTCTCATTCTGGAAAAGACATTTGATTTATCATCTTCACCACGAAGGGCGGTTCTGATCCATCTATGTTCAAATCCATCTGGAGCTGGGGGTGCATCCAACTTTGCTGGAGGTTGCCAAGGTTTTCTCCTTGTGTTATTAGCACGATTTGTGGCTTCTCGTGAAATTCTGTTTGTAGTCATAATTACTCCTTCACATGCTTTGCATATTCTTCTAATGGAACGCCTAATCTCTTCGCTATTGCAATTTGCGAGGGAGTTAATTTAACCGTTCTCTTTCCTTTTGTTGTTGATCGTGAAGCCGTAGCTCCAGCAGATGCAACTCTAGGAGTAGAAGACTGTGTTCTCGTATCCGAAAACTTATGTGGAAATTCTGTTCTCATTCTTTTATCAAGTTCAGTATAGTAGTCTTCGGTGTTTGGGTCAAACCCTTCTTGCTCAATTAATGTTTTATGAACACCAAAAGCGGCATAAGTCATGGTTTGATCTTGTCCGAACCACTCATTATCTTGTGCCCATCTTTCAGCTCTAGGGTCTGGTTTTGGTTGTGTTTTTTGTTGAGGTTGTTGAGTTGGAACTTCTTTTGCAGCTTGTGCCTGCTCCTCTCTTTGAGCTTTTAGTTTTTTAAGACTAGCTTCCTCCATGGCTATTCGAGCTACATTTTGTTGTGCCTCATACAAAGCATCTGCATCTCCTGACTCTAATGCTTTTTTATAGGCTTCTTTTGCAGCTTGTGCTTGAGCAGTTACTCTATTGTCAAACTCACCAACATAGTTAGTGTCTAATTTATCTAACCTCGCTTTGAGTTCTTCGTTTTGTTTTTTGACAGATTCTGCATAAGTGACTGCAGCTTGTCTCTGTCGCTCTTCTTCTCGAAAACGGTTCGTAAGTTTTGAAATACGCTTTTTAACAGATTCAGAATACTCTGAGAGATCGTCTTCACCAGTGACTTCTTCACCTTCGGTTGTTCCTTCGGTATCTCCGACAACTTGACTTGTTTCTTGGGGGGTCTTCCCCTCTTCTTCTGGACCATCTTCTACCTCCACTTCTTCAAAAAGTTCTTCTTGTTTTTGTTGTTGTTGCATACATTAAGCTCCGTATGATTTAATGTCATCGGGATTGACAATGGTTGCAATGACTTCATCGTCATTGATAATACGCACTTCTCCACCCTCTATCTGGAATCTAGAACCAGCGTAACGACCAATACATATCCAGTCGCCCTCCTTACACCATGCTCCGTCTTCTCCAAATTTGTCTAAATCTTTATATGCCAGTGGGCCTACTTTAACCACATACGCTACAACTGTAGCTCTGGCTTCTTTATCTCTTACAGAATCTGGCACATGCACACCACCCTCTGTTGTTTCTTTACCCATGTAGGGCATAACAAGTAATCTCCAACCAGTCGGTTGTGGTACTCTGTCTTTTAATGATAATTTTTTTGCTTCTTCGTCTGCTTTTTTCTTAGCTTCTTTTTGTCTAAGAACATATTCAGGTACTATTAAAGTCATCGTCTGTTTTCTCCAGCAGGGTTCTTAATTGGTCTTTTGCGTAGGTTAGACCCTGGATTTCACCTACCATTGCTTTGTATGACTCCATATCGGAGGCATTACCACTTGTTAAAGCAATACTAATATCTTCAATACGAGTATTCAAGGACTTTTTGTATTTATGTAAAAAATCTGTGACTTTCACTAAGAAACGCCTAGTCTTCTTTTTATTTCTTCTGCTTCTTTTTCTGACATAGATCTAGATCTAAAACCAGGCACTGAGAAATTAGGAGTTGTTGTTACTGACGGAATACCACCCATAAAGACTGGTTTAGTGCCAACAATTCTGTTTCTTCTACCTGCTAAAAACTCTCTTTCTTCGTCAGTTAATCTACCCACCTCTTTTTCAAGATTTCTAGCATCTATTATATCAAAAATATTCCCCAGTGGATTAAGACCTGGTAAGTTAGCACCAGTTGATGTTGTAAATTTAAATCTATCTGCACCAGAACCTGGAGCTATTCGCATACCAGAACCTAAATCAGTAGGAACATCTCGAAACTCTGAAGGTATTAACTGTAAATCATTTAAAGCATCTCCAATGGATCTATAACCCTCCATAAAATTATTTGGATTAATTGTTGCTATTCCACCATAAGTTTCTGCTGGCACTACTACATTGTCAGGCACTAATTGTAATTCGTCCATAGTTCTTGTTCCAAATCGAGGAACTCCTTCAACATCTTCTCTAACAAACTCTGGCTCTTTTTCCTCTTCTACCTTTGCTGTTCGGTTTACTGTAGGTTCACTATCTCCACCAGTGTCTGGAAACAGAGTGCTTAAACTAGGAAGTTTAATACCTGCTGTCGCATCTTTGGCAAAATTAAGACCGTCTTGAAATATACTACCTATGCCTCTTGCAAGTCTTGCTATGGGACCTGATCGAACAATCTCTGGTAATGTTTGCTGTAAAAACTTTTCACCTTGAGAAAAAAACATGGGTCTAACCATATCCGCTTCACCAAAAGGAGTAGTCATAAACTCGCCTGGTACTTGTGGTGATAAGTATGAAGGTCTTACTAAAGGACTACCTACACCAGGGTTCAATCCTCTAGATATGTTTAAAGCTGCTGCAAAAGTTGGATCAAAGTTTCTTGAGCCTATAATATTGGATCTGTTCAATCCAAGTTGTGGTCGTGCAAGAAAGTTAGCTATTGTTTGTGCAGTGTTATCATCTCCAAAACCACCAGTCTGTGCTCCAATAGCAGAGGCAAAATCTCTTTCCTCTTGGGTAAAGTCGTCTGTATCGTAGGCTTCGTCAAATGAGGCAGTGTCATAATCACTGCCCATGTCTGGCATACCAGACGAAAGACCAGAAGAAGCTATGTCACTTTGTCCTACATCACTTAGTCCAATATCAGACACTAATATACACCTTTAAATCCAGTTCCTTTGACAGCTGCACCAGTTCCTCTGGCTACACCACCACCACTCATTCTTTTTGGTCTTTTCATTGACATTTCTTTCATGCTTCTTCTTTTACGAGAGGGTACACCACCTCTCACTGGGCCTCTTTGAGCTCTACCTGGTCTTGGTCTTGAACCTGGTGAACCCATAGTTTCCTTTTTAGTAGGCACTATTTGTAAAGACTCTATCTTTGCCATGTAGCTACCATCTTCCATATCGTTCATGCCACCCATGTCAAAAGACAACATGCCACCTTTTTTCTTGAATCCCATTTTTGCAACTACATCTGGTCTTTCCTTTTTAAGAGCTTTTAAACCTGGATTATCGTCTGGTATTGGTTTTAATCCTCCGTTTGCTTTTTTAATCGGTTTCTTTTTGCTATCTTTTATCATTTTAAGCATTAACTCCTTTGTTGATTTGCCACCTGGTGTTTTATCTAACGCTTCTATCTTTTTAATTTCTTTGCCTAAATCAAAGCCACCACCCCTACTTCTTTTCTTGTCTGGCATCTCCATCAGTTTATCTTGTATAGCATCCATTTGTCTTATAGCTTCATCGACACTTATTTTACCGTCTCTTGCTAGTCTACCAAGATTTTTAATCTGAGCACCTATTGCTTTTTTGCCGCCGTTTATTTTTGTAATTTTACCCTTTTGTGCTTTAACAGGTAAAACATTATCGAACTCTTTAAATCTCTTCTTCTTTTTTGGTTGCTCGTTCTTTTGTTTCATTCTTTCTTTTGCACGACTTCTGTCAGTTTTTCTTTTAGGTACTATTTCTATAGGCATAAAACTCTCCAATACTGTTGATCCGCCATCTCTCTTTTTTCTTCCCTTGTTAATTAAGTTCTTGGCTTCATTGTATGATAAACCCATATCATTTGCAAATTGTTTAATCCGTGTCATGTTCTTGCTCTCCTTATTGCTTCTTTACCTTTTTTAAAAATACTGGCTACTTTTGACTTCCCCATTACCTTTGCTCTTTGTTCTCCAACTGTAAGGATTTGTATCTTTCTCGCAAAAGGTTTATTGATTCTTTTAACTTTGGCAACAGTTGTTCGGGCATCCGCCTCCGTAGCAAATTTAATTCTAACCGTGTCTTTAGGGTTCTCATCCGTATATAATCTTCTGCCCGAACCTTTAGGTTTTTTACCAGTCCCAACTTTAGGATCTCTTTTTTTTCTTTGCACCGAGTACACCTTTCAATGTTTTTGCTTGTCCAGCATGAAGTTTAGAGGCTTTACTAAGAGCCTTTGCAACTTTCTTAACCTTTTTTCTTTTTCTTTCTGTCAACACCCTTGATAACTCCCTTGTTTTTGCTTGCATAAAATACTGTCTCCCCTTTTTTCTTGCCGTATTGATCTTTCATAGACTTCATTATCTTCTTTCCTTTTTTTGTCAACGGCATATTATCCTCTTTTTTTTAGCGTGTATTCGTAAATGTCTGAACAAATCCATTGTCATTTTTTCATGTTCTCTCTTGCCACGCCCTTTGACTTCTCAAATGACCGCATTCCTCCGAGTCCTAATAATGAAAGGGTTAAGGTCATAAGTTCACCCGTGGCTAGTTTTGGCAAACTTATTTCAGGCATCCATATCGCTGTCGCCCATTCAGCAATCGGCATGATAAAGAACTGAGTTAGGAGACCGAGAGCACAGATCCACATTATGGCGGGGCGGGCTCCTGCTACAAATATTGAGGGGTGTTTCGCCTGTTCGGCATTAGCTGCTATCTGACCTTTTGCCAGTTCCTGGGCATGACGAGAGGCAAGAGTTGCCAGGTCATGTGCCAGTTTATTTTTTTGGTCTTTATCTTCTATAAATTTTCCAAGCAACTTTGTTGCTGGACCTATTAAGGCTTGTATCATTTTCCACTCCTATTCATAATAGCAGATGCACCCATGTAGGCAGCGACAATACCACCCCCAGTAATATAGAAAAGGTTACTAATATCCGCCAGAGCTTTAACTCTATCGAGATCAACAAAAAACATTGCACCAGTAAAAGCAGCCATTGCAACCAAACTGGCAGTTGCCATTCGCCTCTGTGCTCTTTGTTTTCGTAAATCATGCTCCAGTCTTTTTATTTCTGCCATGTGCTCAAATTCTTCATCGCTAACTACACCGTCCTGATTGATGTCGTAAGAAGCATATTTAGATTTATCTTGTAATTTTTTCTGTCTCATCTTCTATTTTCTTTATACATCCAAGCTAATAATATTATAAATCCTACAATAGTGCAAAACAAGAGAAACCAACCTATGTATTCCCAGATTTTTCTAATAAGCTCTTGCCTGGCATAGATCTCCTGTTTTCTTTTTAGCCTAATCTCCTTTTCCATATGTAAAATCTCATTCCAAGAATTGGCTCCGTAGTGAAAATTTATAAATGATTTTAGCTCTTGTCGTTGTGCTTCCATTTTCTTTTTTGCTGTAAAAGCCTCAATAGCAGACGCTTCTATTTCTTTTCCTTTGAATAATTTTCGCAGTGGTGACGCATTTTTCGCGGATTTTTCGGCATTATCCACATCTGAAACCGCGGACATCCAACGTGAGAGGTCTTTTCCCATAGACTCAATCTCACGGCCTGCGGCAAATCCAGCCTTTATGGCTCCGAAGGCTTTCGAAGCGGCGGTAATGGCTAAACCGATAGTGGCGGGATCCATATTACTTTCCTTTCAGAGAAGCCTGTGTGTTTATCCTATAAATATTAACATCATTACGGTCTTCTGCTATCTGTTCTTGCGTTTCTTTTCTTTGTTGTGCCAATTCAAACGCTTGTTGTAGTTTAGCTTGGTCAATTTGGAAGTTCATCATGTCATTTATAGACTTTCTTTGTATTTCAGCCGTATCGTTTTCTAATTCTTTCTGCCTTATGTCTACAAGAGGGTCTGGTTTCTGTGCTGGCTCAATAACTGGCATAACTTCCTTCAATATTTCACCAATTTGTTGAGAAATTGCCGCTTCAATAGCTTCTGGAGTTGGTGGAACGGGCTGTTCACCTTTTGCTATAGCATCTTGGATCGCAAGTTGAAAAAATTTAGTTACTTGATCTCTTGCTAACAAACCAACATGCTCTTGAACATGTGATTGTAGTAAAGCGTACCCTTGAGGATTAGCTTGTGACGCTAAATTTGCTAAAAACGTAGCATGTGCCACTAAATGTGCTTCGTGATCTTGTTGTGGAAATGCTTGTAAAGGCATACCTTTAATAGAATTAGCATTTTCTGTTGCTGGATCCACTGGTGCAGGTGGTTGTGGCGGTGGTAATATGCCATCTATGTTCTTAATATCTAGTGCATCGTACATTCTTCGGTACGCTTCGTATTGATTGTGTAAATTTGGTGCAGCTTGTGCTAATTGTAACTGTGTTTGTGCCAAAGATAGCCTCTGTGCCATAGAAAAAATACTTGGATCACTTACTGGAAGCACATCTATACGTCCATCAAAGTCATTTGCCATGATTTGTGGTGCAACATTACCTACAAAATACGGATAAGGTATAGGATTTTCCGAAAAAATCTCTGCCAACATTCTAAATTCTTGTTTTTGTCCGTAATGTAAACGCTTATGTATGCTTGAAATAATTTTTGAGCCTTGTTCAATCAACGCTACAGTCGTTCCTACTGGTGCTTGTGAGTTTACATCACTAATTTTTGCGTCTGCAACTTGTGCAAAGCGTCTACCAGAGTCAACAATAACCCCTAAAAGTTGTGCTAGTGTGCCAGATGGTTCTTTATATGGCAATGGGATGATTGAATTTTTGAGATCTCCACCTGGGACATCGATATCTCTGAACTCACCAGGATTAAGAGGATCGTCATCATTACGAATACGAACACCTCTCGCTTTGAAACCAGCTGGAAGATTTGATAAAGTGCCTGCATCGATTAACTGCCTTAATATTGATGTGGCTGCACGAGACAAACCACCGATTGTATGTAATAATCCAAAACCATAAAATCCAAAACCTGGTAAAAACTTAAAATGTACAAAATATTGCCTCTTTCTTTTTAACGGATCTTGCTCTCTAAAGTTTCTAACCACTGATAGAACTTCGCCAGAATTTTGATCAATGGTAACAATATAAGGGAGCATAATACCCGAAGGCTGCCCTTGACTATCCAGATCTTCAAAACCCTCCAAGTCCAAGTCCACATGAACTTCAAGTAAGGTGTAACTATCATCTGAATAATTTGGATATAATCCTTGAAGCTCGTTAGTTGTTTCTTGGATAGATCCTTCATCTTCTCCAGTATCTGAACTAGATAACTCCACATCTTTGTATACTCCAGCCACTTGTAATTTACGAATTTCATTATAACTCATTCTTACCATGTGTGTCACTCTTTCTGAAGTTCTTATATCAGAAGCAGAGTAAGGAACAATCAAATCTTCTGCTGGTACAAACTTAGATACAGCTCTTTGTTTGGTTGGATCGAAGTAAACTTTTTTAAAAGTAGAACCAGTGAGTGGCAAATAGAAAAGCATTTGATCAGTGTCTTGGTCGTATTCTTCCATGACCTCTGTTATTTGATAGTTCATGTAGTCTTTAATTCTTTGTGCTTGATCTTCTGTTTGTTTTGTTGGAACGCCGAGTATTTGTGTTTTTACTGGGCCACCACTTGGTAACATTTCTTTGTAGGCTTGTGCTTGGAACTGTGTTGTAGCTTCTGACAATAACGGATGTGTTACACCACTTGCACCAAGAAACGGATCGCTTCTGTCTTCATAGTTTATACCAAGTAAATTAAGTCCCTTGGCTATGGCTTCTTCCCAATCTGACCTTGATTCTAAATCTTCTTTGACTTTTGCTTGTAAATCAGAAGCAAGAGAAGCTAAAACACCATCTTCCATAACTTCTGCAAGATTAGCATTATGGTCATACTGTTCTGCCATAACTTCCATTTGTTCGCCAGTGTCGAGCTCTATACCCTCTGGTAATGTTTCACCAACATCATCTAATTCAACTTGTAAACTATCGGCTTCTGGTTCAACTGTTCCACCAGCTCCCACACTTTTATCCACCATTGGTGCTATTTGCATTGGTTCTCTTGCCATTAACTTACCTTTCTAAATTTACTTAGTATACCACCTTTTGCCATTCTTGGTATCTTTAAATCTGCTTTCTTACTCGCCTCATCTACTGTTAAGTCTACTATTCTATGGAGGTCTTCGTCAAACGCATTTGCTCTTGTTTGTTTTTTTCCTATCCGTGCTATGCCTTGTTGACCAGTGCCTCCCCCAAGAACAGTTCCAGTTGAGGAAACAACTGGGTTCTTTTTACCAATAACTTCTGCTTGTGTTATATATCCTTTTCCATATTTCTTCAGAGCTTTTGTCAAAGGTCTGCCAATCGAAAAGTCATAAGCTGTTTTGTTTTCTGCATCACCATACTGTATTCTTTTTACGCCTGATCCAAGATATTGTCTCTGTCCCATGTCATCATAAGCGTCCATAGATGGGAAATGCACTCTTTCAAAACCCATGTCTTTTGCTTTTTTTATAACATTATGCACCATAAGTTCTGTCATTTGTCCGTATTCTAATACTGGAGGGCCTGCAAGAAATTTTTCTAAGTTAGTGCTATCTCCAAATTTTTGGTGTTTAATAATTTCTTCTAAAGATTTTTTTAAGTTTTCTGGTAGTTTATCTCTTAAGTTATCTAATATTTTATCTAGGTCTCTTTTTTTATTAAACTCTTCTAGTTGAACAAAAGAATCTTGTTGAAGAGCTTGTGCCTCTAGTATTTGATTCTCTAAATATTTTTTATCTTTATTAAACTGAGTCAGTCCTTTTTTAGCAATCGCAGATTCTAAAAAAGTTATATCTGTTTGAAAATTTCTATGTATAAAGTCACTATATGCTTGACGTATGTGAGAATCTTTATATTTTTTTGTTCCTAATACTTTATCAAAACTGTCTTTGGTAAAAGCACCTTTTTTGTACTTTTGTCCCATTAAATTAGTAAGAAGAGAAGGTCTTTTAAATCCACCTCTAACAAGCTCCCCATAATTTCTTTGACTAATCATAGGTATCTTTTTTTCAGTTTTTCTAAACTCATCATAAACTTCACTTGCCGCTTTTTTAAATGCTTTGCCAATCGCACCATAATCTACAAGAGCAAAATCTTGTCCACTACTTCCGAAGTCTGTCATCTGAACTCCAAAATCTGTTTTTAAGTCATCTTTTATTTTGTCTAGTTCTGCGTAGTAACTAGCATTGTCTTGTGGAATACCTTGTTCTGCATTTAATCTTTGTTGCTTATTTAAGGCTTCGAGCCTATCTCTTATCTCCACTACATTGTCAGACTCTAAAAGTTTTGTTACCTCTGGATCATTCATTACTTTGTTAAAAATCAAAGAGTTCGCATAGCCTGCTTCTATTTTTCTCTCTCTGTCATTAACTAAATGAGATATTGTGGCTTTAACATTATCTTTATCCATAAAATAATCTGGATCTACTTTTCTTTTTATCTCTATATAATCTTCATAAGTAGGTGGTTTTTGAGCGTATAATTTATAAGTCGATTCAGAGATCAGATCATTATCGTATAATTGTCCTATGTCTTCATAATGTTCTCTTAACATACCAATATCAGTTATATCAACACGCCTTTCTGGAAAAGCTCCTTGTGCATGAGGATAGTTGCTTAATTTAAAATCATAATTTAAATCATTGTCTTTAAGAGCAAAAACATCTTGAAGTATATCTGTGTTACCTTCTGTGCCATATTTTGTTTTAGCGATTTGTTTTAACTCTTTTAATTCATCTAGGTTTTCTGGATTACCAAGATTTATTGGACTTCTAGGTCCAAAGAATTTTCCTTCCAGAGGATTTTTGTTATCTAAAATTGTGGCTATATCAAAAGAGTCAAAACCTCTACCACCTGCTAAATGCTCACCATAATTATCGTGATTTCTAAAAAACAAAGAAGCCAAAACTTTTGGCATTTTTTCTTCTCGATCAATCCCAATAGGAGTGCCATATGACCGTCCCAAGCGTGAAGCTGGGATGTCTGTAGCTGCTTCTAGATCCTCAATAATTTTTGCTTTTGCTTTTCTAAAGTCAGATAAAAGAATACGGTCACGATTGAGAGACTCATCTGTCTTAAACAAAGCTCTTTTTAAACCACCCACGCCATCATTTAGTTTACTAAATTCTCTTTCTAGAGTTTCCATTTTTGTGGTTTTTTTATCGAAGTCTTTTTGTAATATGTCTTTTTCTTCTGCAAATTTAACAAAACCAGTTCCTAGTTTTCTATCCTCTTCTACAATCTTTAAGGCATCCATTCTTGTTTTATTCGTTAAAACTTTAGGAGTTCCGATAACACTGTCTTCGGTCTTCTTTTTTAGTCTATTATACTTTGCTTGTTCTGCATCATTTAAACCTGGGACATTTTTTCTTTTCTCATTCAATCTATTTAATTCAGCCATTAATTTAGCATCTTCAGCGTTTACTCTTTTTTCTTTTTTGCCTGCTTGGTTTGACTGTATTTCATTGATAGAAAGTGTTTTATACTCTTTGCCTGTTGCTGGATCTATTGTAACCATTGCAGTTCCTCTTACATGACCAAAATAATTTGGTATGGCATATCCATGATTATTACCCAGCCCTAACTTTTTTAAAGATGTTGTCTCACCCATCGCTTTGAAATAGTCATCAATTTCATTTATTTTTCTATCAATTTCATTTGAACTTGCCTTATCAACTGACTTTCCCATGAAAGTTTCAAAGCCTTTGTCCCCAGAAAATAAAAAAGTAACATTGTCTGTACGAACTAAACTTTGATTATTTGAATTTAATTTACCTGCTGTTTGAGGATTTTGTACGGACCCTAAGTCTTGAACTTTTATCATCTGTATTCCGTCATGTGTCCAAGGGTTGTGAGCACTGTAATTATCTATTTTTTCTTGTATAATTTTTATTGCGTCAACTATTTTTGCTTTTCTAGGATCACTGTCTGATAATCCTACCATTGAATTTATTAAATTCTTTTTTTGTTCTGCAAGAGAGGCTTCTTCATTTTTTGAATACACAGACATTTTAATGTTTGGCTTAAATAAACTAGCTGCATTGATAAGTTCTTCTTTAGTAATAACTTTGTCTGGGTTGTTCTCTAGATAACGGATTAAACCAGTTTCTACTGCTTCTTTGCCTAATCTACTTTGTAAGCCACTACCGCCACTATCTTTTAATCCCATACCACCAAATTTTTTAGAAAACTCTGGCTTAAGATCATTTGTAAAATACGCTAATAATTCTCTGCCCGTTGGCTGTTGTTTAAAATCAATGCCTCTTATTAAACTCGGACCTGGTTCTTTTACAACTTTACCAGTCGCATCTTTTACTATTTGTCCGTTGACTCTTTTAGGAATCATCCTTGGTTCTAGGATACTTAACCTAGAAGAAGTCTTACCTATCTTCTCTAACTCGTTTAATAAATTAGAAAAAATAGTTCTATCTGGATTTAAAGAAGCCTCTACATCTACATTAAGACCCTCTTCAAAAAACTTTTCATCATCTTGTCTTATCTTCTTAGCTTGTCCACCCTCATCGGCTTGTGTCATAAAGAGGCGCTCACCAATAGTGTCTGGAACTTCTTCAACAACATCTACCTTTGCACCATCACCTACTGTTGCTAGAGCATAGCCTGCACTGTTGTTTGAAGGCGGAAACATATCTCCACCTCTTGCAGCTAATCTCGCTGTTGCAATACCTTTTGCTAATAAAGCTCCAGGTGCCATGACTCGACCTGCACTTTCCAAGTTCATACCAAACTCTGGAAAATCCTCACCCATAAATCTCTTTGCAAGTGCCTCGGAGCCCGCTACGTCAATTAGACTTTGTATTCCCTCTGGTGTTTCACCATATCTAACGTCATAGTACAAACCAAGTAGGTCTGCTGGCAGACCCAAAATGTCTGCTGTTTCACCGACCAGTAACCCTTTTCCAATCCGTTTTAAATCAGTAACAGTTTGATCAAGTGTTTGTGGGTTGTAATCTTTTCCGCCAATAGATGTAGACATCAAGTAATCCTTGTTGTTCTTTTCTTCTCTGGTAGCATAATATCTGAGAAACGGTTTGTCACGGTAAATCCACCCGCCTTCTTCTTGAATAAATCCAGTTGTTTTACTTTTGGTTTTATCTTTTTCTTTGGTGAATACTCTGTAGGCTTTCGCTTATAGTAATATTTTCCAGGCGTTGGTTGTCCACGCTTCTCTAATTCTCTGTACGTTCTTCTTCTATCTGCTTCGTCTGACATTAAAACACTCCTTTAAAAGTTCCACCACGGTTTTTCATAACACCACCCATATTCATATTTTTAATTCTGCGTATGCCCTTCAATCCTTTTTTTAATATCTCTCTTTTCTGTGGTTTTGAAAGACTCTTATCTCTATTTATACGATCAATAGTGTACATAATTCTAGCACCTAATTGGGACTGCTTATTCATAGTGCCTCCGTTGCTTTTTTTAAGTTTATCTTTTTCTATTAACAACTGCTGTTGGATTTTTGTAATAGCCTCATCCATCGCTCTACCAGTAGGTAATACAATTTTTCTAGGTGGCTTTGTTTTGTTTTTAGCTCCTTTTGGTCTACCTTTTGGGTTGCCTCTAGGTTTACCTTTAGGCTTTTTCTTCTCAATTTCTTTGGCAAAAGGATGTGGGACATCCAAACCCATTGTTCTTTTGTACGGAGACTCACCTTTTTTTGGCATTAATACGTCCCCTTAAATGTTCCCCCACGATTTTTCATCATAGGATTTTTTCTCATGTTTCGTATTTTTTTACCCATTCCTTTACCGCGTTGACTTTTCGGAATGTTTGTTAATCCTATCTCTACTTTTCTCAACGCTTTTCTTAAGTCTTTAAATTCTGGCTCGTTTATCATTTTATTACTACCGCCATTGCTCATTTTCTTTGGCTTTTTGACTTTAGGCTTTATCTTTTTTCTTTTTTCGAATTTTGGTCTATCTTTTTCTGTAAGACCCATCATCTTACCGAGTTGTGAATTTAACATACTGTCAAAATCCATTATGTCTGATCCTTTTTTAAGTTTCTTTGGCATTAGTAATACTCCCTTTTTGATCGAGGAAACCAGTCCTCTCCTTCGTCTTCGCCATCCAGTGAGATAAACCCACCTTGTCTAAATCTCATAACTGCCATTGTCATACTATCACAATAGTCATCATGATCGCCATTTGGAAAAGATGCAACTTCTTCTATTACATCTTCTGCAAACTTCTCTCCACTAGGATACCACACTTTTCCAGATTCGAAAATAGGAGAAACAATGTGCATTCTTGTCGTTTTGTCTAAGTTACCCCCTTTGCGTCTGCCTGGACTGAAAGTCAAAACTGGTAAATTCATCATTCTCAGTTCATCTGCCAAGGGTTGACCACTGGCTTTTGCCTCGATAAGCATCATATCTGGTTCCCAATATTCGTTTTCTTCTATCGCAATCTCCTTCAACTCTGGAAAACTCCAGCGCCCTTTCTTCGCATCAAGCATAATTAAATGCTGTTGTCCGTTGACTTTTGGCTCAAATACACCCCAAGTTGTAATTGCAGAATAGTCTGCTGTCTCCTTTTTACTGTATGCCGTGTCATATGACTGCAAAATATAATCTAACTTCGGCACTTCTTTCTCTTCCCACGGAGTCCACCACTCCCTTTTGATCATTGCCGTTTCTTCAGATGTCGGATTCTGTTGCCACTGGGCGTTCCATTTCATAGGTGACAATGACGCTTTGACTTTTAACAACTCGTCCTTGTTCCAAAACTCGGGCCACAAAATTTTATCATTCGGTAGAATCGCTGGGAACTCTACAATATCCCATTGATCAGACATGGTATCCTTCGCCATAGCCTGGACTAATCTGCCCGTGAGGTCTTTCTTTGACCATCTTGTTTGCACAATGATGATGGTTCCCCCAGGTTGTAATCTCTGTCTCGGACCCGATGTGTACCACTCGTATGTATTATCATAAGCAACCGAGGACAGTGCATCTTGTTCCGAGTGTGGGTCATCAATAATCAACAAGTCTGCACCACGACCAGTCATTGCCGCACCAACGCCAGCTGCAAAATACTCGCCACCAGCACTTGTCTCCCAACGACCCGCTGCTTGACTGTCTTGCTTCAAATCGGTTTCTGGAAAAACTTCCGTGTACACTGGATCGGCAATCAAGTCTCTGACCTTACGACCAAACCTTACGGCAAGCTCTGTATTCATCGTGGCTTGGATAATCTTGAGTTTTGGATTACGTCCCAAGAACCACGAGGGCATGAGATAAGATGCCATCTCTGACTTCGAGTGTCTTGGTGGCATGTTTACAATCAGTCTCTTAAGTTTGCCTTGTGCGATTAGCTCCAATTTTTCTGCAATAATTTTATGATGTCGCCCAACGATAAAACCTTCATATACATGTTGGGCATAATCCAAAAAATTTTCTTGTGCTTTTTCACGGGTGTCCAGTTTGTTTTTCTGTTGTTCTAGCAGAAATACTTCTTGTAACACCTCTTTGGGTAACGCATCTAGTGACATGTCCCAACGATAATATATCCAAATGAATTTATCAACCCTGCATATGTATGACTATGTGTATGTTTGTACCCCCCATTCTACCCCTCCCCCCTCTCTTGTTTTTGTTTGTCGTGTAGTTTTGTAGTAAGTAACCCCTAAAAAAGAATCTAGATTCGCAGAATCTATCTCCCAAGTGGTCGATAGATTACGCTTCCCAATCTAGAATAAAATAAAAATTTTAGTTATTTTTATTGTTATTTTATTCTAGCTTGTGAATCTAAATTTTCTTTGAGAAAATTTCTGCGAATCTAGATTCTTTTTCCAAGAGTGATTTTTTGGGTTGCAAGGACAGACAGACCGAGCATCATAAAAACTGATATCTAGTATCAAAAAATATTGTAGGCAATATGCTTGACTCTGGGATTATTTTGATATAATCTTATAGATGAAAGGAGGTGATAATATGAGTGATATTGGCGAAACTATCGAATCTTTTATTACGGACAAGATCGAAGAAGTCATTGACGAGAAAGTCAACGAGTGTGTTGACAACTCTTATGTGGTTCAAGATCTTCGTAATGATGTCGATGATATCAGATCTCAAGTTGAAAACTTAGATGAAACTGCAATCGCACAAGTGGTCGTGGATACAATAGTTTCCAAGATTATCGGTGATGATTCTGCCGTTTACAAGAAGTCAGTAGTCAAGGGTTTGCAAGAGCAAATCGTTGAACTCAAGACAAAGGTTTACAACCTTGAGAATCCAACACCAAAAGCATCCAACGAATAGTTGGGAAGTGGGGACAGAAATGTCCTCACTATTTTTTTAGAAAGGAAATAAAATGACAGTAGATTCGCAAAGCAAAGAGTGGGATGATTTAGAAGATATTGATCTTGCCGAGTTTATTCTTAAGGCTTACAATGAGGGCAATATTTGTGGTGGTCATCTTGCACACTTTATTAACGAGAATGTGTATTACGAGAATGGTTCTCTTTACACATCATCAACCAAAGTAATGAAGGACTTTTTAGAGGAGCATTATGATGGGTAAGAAAAAACAATCATTCGATTATAATTTTAAATATGTTATTGATACAGAAACTGTCGATAGTATTGGCAGAGGAAAGCAATTCAAAACCAGAGACATTCGCAAAGCGAAAAAGGAATGGGAAAGATTGTTTGGTGGTAAGTTCGAAAGAGGTTCATCATACTATGTCGATTACTATGGTTGTGTAAAGGCAAACATATATGTCGAGCCATATGATCCAAAGCTATCATTAAAAGCAGAGAAGGAGATAACTGGTCGTGATCCCTTTGCAGATTATATATAGTTTCCACGACCACGGAAAGAGAAGGAGGGTGCTTCGGCACTCTCTTTTTTTTCTTCTGGCGAAGGCTTGCAGACAAAAATCGCAAAGGATCGCAAGCGACCACTTCACTTCGTTTCGTTTCCTTTGCGATGTCAAGAATTTTTTTTCGAGTTGCAGTTCACGCTTCGTGAAATGTTTTGGTTGCATTATGGGACTGCATGGGATATAATGGAAGAGCATAATTTTAAAATGAAAGGAGAAAAATTATGGGTTTAGATATGTATTTAAGAGGTGAGCAATATAACTCACCTTATCACGAGGAACTTCCTCAACCGAAGTTAGATGGCAAATATGCCATTTCAGATTATAAAGTTGACCTTGGTTATTGGCGTAAGCACGCCGACCTTCACGGCTTTATTGTTGATAAGTTCGCAAAGGGTGAAGATAACTGCCAGGAAATTCAGTTAACACAAAAAGACTTAGAAGAAATTATTGATGCCATTCGCAACGATAATTTAAAACTTGACCACTCTGGCTTCTTCTTTGGGAACTCAACCGAGTTCGGTTATTACAACGAGCCAGAAAAAAACTATGCGATTAGTTGTTTTGAAAAAGCTATTGAGTTCTTGAAGGAAGGTCTGGAGATGCAACAGAAATACGATTTATATATCGAGCCAAGAGGTGTTCATTATCGTGCTTCATGGTAGAAAGGAGGAGAACCAAAATCAAGAGAGCTTCGGCTCTCTTTTTTTTGGTGCAGCAGCTCTGGATTTTTTTGCGTTGTGCGTGTCTGAAGGCAAAAATCGCAAAGGATTGCAATGCAACCACTTCGTTTCCTTTGCGATGTCAAGAAATTTTTTTTAAAATCGCAGATGCCTTCCGTGGTAAAAGTTGCAGAAATTTGCAGAGCAATCACTTCGTTATTTCTGCAACTGTTCCACTCTTTGATTTGCAAGTGCCAGGACTATGTTCAACGCACCACGCACCAAAAATCCTTCGGTCTGGGGGGACAGAGAAGGGTTGCAAGGTTGGGACGCAAGAAACTTGCAGAGCAAACCACCTTCAAACAAATATAGAAGCGAGGTTGAAGGGTGTCGAACCAAGAAAAAAGAAACATAATTATTGGCTTGTATCCTCAAATGCGTTGATATTTGGGACAATTCAACCTTAAATTTGTTTCCTTTTGTTGGCGATTTTAACTCAATAAATAATGGTAGTTTTTTATTAATTATTATTACATCAGTAAAACCACTATTAAATTTATTTTCAATTTTTTGTATAAAAGTATTTGGTGGTAACTGCTTTTTTATATTCAAAAAAAATTGTTTTTCTTTCATTTTATCGCTTGACCTTTATAAGATTATATGGGATAAATAATTAAGGCTTAATTTAATTTTAACAGAAAGGTTATAAAATGAAAGAGCAAGAATATTTAAAAAACCAAGAATGGTTTTTAAGTGGTTTGTATGTTTTACAAATCATTGTTGAAGAGCAAGAAGAAACAAAAGAATATGTAAGGGGGAAAAAATGGCAATAGATATTATTGTAACTGCTAAAGAGTGGAGAGACAAAACTTACGGAAATAGTTATTTTTCTGCACAGATTGAAAGCACCAAGGATAGCAAGGTTTATAGATTGCCTTATCAATACGGATACGGAGACCAATTTAAGCATGAAGCTATAAAATTTTTAAGAGAGAATAAATTAATCTTTCAAGGTAGGGTTTGGGCATTTTCAGATTTACCAATTAAATTTATTAAAATACCGAACTGCAAAAAAAGAGAGGTTATAGAATTTGGAGGGGAATATGCCTAAGAAGAAAAACGCAATTATTAGACAAGTCAAAAATGGCTTGTCTAGTGATGCTATTGTTGGAATGTTTTTAAATAAAGAATGTTCAAACAAAGACGAGATTTTAAGCATTATTAAAAAGCATAAGTGGGAACAATTAAAAAAAGGGAGCAGAGCATGAAAGCATATTTAATAGACCCAATAAACAAAATAGTTTCCGTTGTTGATTACAACGGAGATTATCAAACCATTAATAAACTCATAAATTCGCAAAGGGGGTTTGATGCAGTTTATGGTTTTAGAAATGAAGACACATTATATGTTGATGACGAAGGCTTATTAACAAAAGAAAATTATTGCTTTGAATTTACATATGATAATGGACATGTTGCACCTTTGATGGGCAAGGCTTTAGTTTTAGGCACAGATGCAGAGGGCGAAAGTGTTGCAGTTAAAAGCAGTTTAGAAGAAGTTGAGAGTAAAATTAGATGGGTTGGCAAAGTTGAAATCTATCATGGACAAACTGGTTTTGAAATTGTTCCAAAAGATGGTTCAAATTATATGGATTATTCAGATTGGGGAGTTAAGGGTTTTACTGAAAGCGATTACATCAAAGCAGTTGAAGAAAAAGTTAATAAAAAAATATCTAAAATATTTAACGAAAGAGGGAAAAAATGACCATTATTAAAATAGACATAGAAGAAGATTTAACAGATTTAGAATATGATTTTGTTAATAAACTTTTTATGAGAAAAGCAAAAGAACTAGGGATACTCGATAAATATTCTAACAAAACCATACATTGGGGTATTCAATGTAGAATAGGAGAAAAAGATGACTAGGCTTTTAAAATTAGTCGAAAGAGTTGGGGAAGATTTAGATATCTTCCTCAATGACAAGGGCATGACAAACGACCAAGCATACCAGGAAATAGGTAAAAAACTTTATGAAGTTGATGGACTTACTTGGAAAGGTGGCTTTGTTGTTAAGATTGCAGAGCAATTAATATTAGAAAATATAGAGGAAGAAAACATATGACGATTAAAATAAATTTAGAAAAAAACTCAAGTTTTAACAATGAAGAACACTTCATTGATTGCTTGAAAGATTTAATTACAGAGTGGGAGGAATGTCTGGGAGCAAAAGAAATGGATACAGAAGATGTAGGATTTAATTGCGAAAGATTACGAGAACTTAAAAGAATTTTTAAAAAGTAATAATCAAAGTTAGGCATGGTTTCCGTGCCTAATCTTGAATATTGCAACAACAGAATGAAAGGAGATGTTATGCAAGAAACTGAAAAAATGTGGGGTACTAAATACTACGGACAACTTAAGGGGTTCGCAATATCAAATGTAGAGTTTGTTTATTGTGATAGCACCGACAGTTATTTCCCAACTTTTGTTATGAAAAAGAAGGGTTATGAAACAATTAAAGTTGAGGTATCAAGAGATGAAGAAGGCAACGGAGGTGGCTTTCTATTTATATCTGCAAATAAAGGAGGAAAATAAATGATAAGATTTGAGCCATCAAAAAAAGTATTTAATCAGTTATATAATGACTTGATTAAAGACGAAGAGAGATATTATTCCGAAAACTTTATCAGAATGGACAAAGATATTTGTCCGAGTGAAATAGGCACAGATGATTTAGAAGAGGGACATTACAAGTGGTTAAGAATGTTAGGCGAATATTTTAATAAAAAGGAGAATAAATAATGGGTAGATATTACAACGGAGATATTGAAGGTAAGTTTTGGTTTGCAGTTCAATCAAGCAATGATGCAGATTATTTTGGAGTAGAAGGAGATGCAAGATTTCTAAACTACTATTTTACTGAGGAAGATTTACCGAAAATAGAAATAGGTATCAAGAAATGCAAGCAATATTTAGGCTCACTTTTAGAAACACTAAATAAATTTTTTGATGAAAATAACGGATACAATAACAAGATGTTAGTTGATTATTTAAATGAAGCTCATGCTTCAGAAAATTTACCAACAAAAAAGTTTACCGAACAAGGGGTAAAGCATTATTTAGAATGGTATGCAAGACTTGGGTTAGGCGAACAAATCTTGGAATGTGTAAAAGAAAAAGGCGAGTGCAATTTCGAAGCAGAATTATAATCGAGGGTATGTCCGAGAGGTTAGGAGATGGTCTGCAAAACCATTTACGAGGGTTCGAATCCCTCTACCCTCTCCAATAATAGGAGTAAAAATGAAAGAGAAAATAAAATTTAAAACTAATATCCCAGATGGATATTTTGAAAAGTCTAAAGGTATTGATGTTTATATAGATAGTGGAGTTCATTTAAAAGGATTTTCAGAGCTTACAGAAGAAGCAAAAGAATTAGCAAAGAAAAAATTTATAGATGAAATAAAAAACGACACTCTTGTTTTAGTATGGGATACATACGAAGAAGGAGATTATTGATGCTCAAGCATTTAGATTTATGTAGTGGTATTGGTGGCTTTGCCGTAGGTTTTTCTATGGCAGAGTTATCAGAGCCAATCGCTTTTTGCGACACAGACAAGTTTTGTCAGAAAGTTCTTGCCAAAAACTTTCCAGGTATTCCAATTTATAATGATGTTAAGGAGATAGCACATGACCCAACAAGATTTATTTCAGAACGACCAGATATCCTCACGGCAGGATATCCGTGTCAACCATTCTCAACAAGTGGCAAAAGGGGTGGAACGCAAGACCCTCGCCACATCTTTCCGTACTTGCATAAACTTATTAAACAAGTCAGACCCACTTATTGCGTTTTCGAAAATGTTTATGGACACCTCTCATTGGGACTTGACGAGGTACTCTTTGCAATGGAAAGCCTCAACTACCACACGAGGACATTTGTACTTCCGTCTAGTGCAATCGGAGCTAGACACAAACGAGAAAGATTATGGATTATTTGTAGAAACTTGGGCGACCCCCACGACTATGGATTCTTTGCCGCCGAGAAGTGCAGAGGCAACGAAGAAGATGCAAGAGGGACACAGAAAGGGTCGCAAGAGACCGAGCAATTTGAGAGAGCAAGTAGACCCCAAGACAATGGAGATGTATCCGACACCGACAACAAAAGGTTTCGGTCATGCCTCGGAAGGTCAGACAATGATGTTCAGAAGGAAAGTAGAGAACGGAGAACTGACAGAAGCAGAAGCTCAAGCCATGATGAACGGAGTAACTCTTCGACCACCAAGAATGGAAGAGTGGAATTATCCAACACCGACATCAAGTCTGAAGAAGCACAGTTACAACGGCAACAAGGACTTTTGGGAGAACCGAGTGGAGAAGGGAAGACAGATGGACTTGGGAATGAAGATGTATCAAACGGAAGGAGACGGAAGGTTGAATTGCGATTGGACGGAGTGGTTGATGGGGTATCCTATTGGTTGGACGAACCTAGAGGAGTCCCAAGAATAGTTGTCAATCAGAAAGATAGAGCCAATAGGTTGAAAGCATTGGGTAACGCTATCGTACCACAAAATGCAAAGTTAATTGGATTAGCAATAAAGAAGGAGATTGAAAATGGACGATTATAAAAATGGTTGGAGATACATAGTTTGGGTTGATGGTAATGATGACTACTACAAAACTTTTAGCCTAGCACAAATGGATTATCATAATTGGAGAGAAAAAGGTTATGATGTGTGTCTCACAGAAATACAAAAAGACGGAACTGAAAAGATTGTATATAATTCAGAAGAGGATTGACATCTATATGTTGTTTAAATTATCCTTGGATTGCACGGAGCAATATCGGGAATTGCTATTTGCCCAGGTTGGAGAGAGCTTTTACTTTCCCCTTTCTCTCTTCAACCACTTTGAAATCTCCGTCAATGAACGCAGAGGGGTAGTTTTTACGAAGTTCAGAAAGTCTAGCAACAATTTCATCACGAGAAAGTTTATCTAAATTATGTGTAACATGAGTCTCTCTTTTATCAATAGCAAGACCACCAAGTGCAGACCTATACTTTTCTGCATTGACGGCTGCCGAGAACTGTCCAGATTCTTCTGCACCTTTCGACAGATCTGCAAACCTTTTGAGTTGACCCATGAGAGTTACACCATACTTTCTTTCTCTAGCTTCACGAAGTTCTTTAATATATTCAGTTACCAGAGGAAAATCTCTACCATTAAGAAGCAAACTCGCAGTTTTACGAGCTTGACCTTCAGAGTAACCAGACTTTCTGGCACACTCGGAGTTAGAATACGTTCCTTCAACAATATATTTACAAAAAGTTTTCTGACGATTAGTAAGTGCCATGACCCCATAGTAGAGTTTCTACCATATTTTTGCAAGAGCAAAGCCGAAAATATGACGCGGTCGGCTTTAAAGTGTGGAAAGTGTAACCAAAGTGTAGAAAAGACATCTAGTGTCACCAAGGGTTACAGAGTGTTTTCTACGTTTCTACACTTTCTACACCTATTTTTAAAAAATTTTATCAAACAAAAAAATATGGGAGAAACACTATGTATGAATTAATATTAACAAAAGGAGATAATCATGGATCGTGATCAAACAATACTAACAGAAGATGGTTCATCAGAAGAACCACCAAAAGTTTTTATGTGCGAGAGATGTAAGATCGCACTTAAACGAATAGAACTGAAAGGATTATATCAATGTCCAATGTGTTTTACAGTAACGGAACAAGAATGAGATTTGAAGACAAATTAAAGTGTTCCAAGTGCCAGGCTGCAATGAGAAAGATCGGAGTAAAATTCGAGAACTTAGAAGTAGTCGAGGTTCACAAGTGCATGGCTTGTGGCAAAAGAAGAACAAAAGTGGCGAAGGACTTAGCCATTAGATCAAGTCCGATATTGGAGGAAAAAGATGTTTAAAGCAGTAGCATTAATATGTAGTGTGTGGATTGCAGATGGGAGAGCAAAGCAAGAATGTTTTACCCATATGTTTGATTGGGAGTTTCAGACAAGGAAGGAATGTCAGTTAAGACTTCTTCGTTATCGAGCCAAGGAACAACCTGCATATCATAATATTATCTTAGATGAGTGCATAAAAAAGAGCTAGAAACGAAACAAAATTAATAAAAAAAATTCCTAGCTCTTCCCTTTTCGCAACTACATAGTAAGGATTCTATGCAATTATTAAACTATCAGATAAAAAACATTGTGTCAAATAAATAAATATAAATTTTTATGGTATCCTCTCTTGACTTATGCTATCCCATGTATTACTTATATATAAGTACAACTAACTATTTATAGGAGATATTATGGGAGGTACGAAAAGGCTCTGGGAAAAGGGTATCGAAGAGGAAGTCGGAGATTACGTTGATGGCATCATTCCCAGAAGCAAAGTAAGTGAAGATGCCGAGGAGGTCTATGATCTTGATGAGGAAGATGTAGGCTTCAAATCTTTAAATGTCCGTGTTTCAGTATACGAGCAGATAAAGAGAATAGCCAAGCAAGATAATAGAACTATTGCAGCGACAGTTGCTTTGATGGTTCGAGATACTTTAAAAAGTAGAACTATTATATGTGGCGATAACTGTGGTTGTCCTGAGCCATGTGAAGAACAACTAGATAGGCTAGAAGAACAAAATAGAATTTTTGGAGGAAAATAAATGCCGAATAATAGAATATATTCAACGACAGATTACGATCAATTTACCTATATCGTGGGTAATAGAGAAGTAGTTAATAAGCATGTTAGAGAATTATCTAACGAAATAGAAACGAAAGATTTAGCAATACCTATAATTGTTAATGAGAAGATGGAAGTATGTGATGGTCAACATAGACTAGAAGCATATAAGGTATTGGGATTACCCGTGCAGTATATTATAAAAGAGGGTCTCAAGTTGAACGATATACGAAAATTAAATTCAGTAAATCGAAAGTGGACTATGCAAGAGTACATGATGAGCCATGTAAAACTCGGAGCAAAAGAGTATGAGACCATGGAATGGTTTACCAGAACGTATGGTTTTTCTATAACGGATTCAATAGCCATGTTGAATGGTAAGGGTTATCGTAGCCAACAAGACCTGGAGGATTTCAAGCTAGGAAATTTTGTTGTGCATGATCTGGAACATGCAAAAGATACGGCTTCTGCAATTATTAAAGTAGGAGAATATTTTGAGCATTTTAGAAAGAAGTCTTTTGTCAATGCAATGATATCAGTGATGAGAGATCCCGATTTTGTTTGGAGTATCTTCGAGAATAAGTTGAGACATTTCTCCTCGAAGCTAAAAAACCAAGGTAGTCGTAATGATTTTATAATTAATATAGAAAAATTATATAACCATAATACGGGAGCCGATAGGAAGATCCGATTAAAAACGTATCGTGAGTCTCGCTAATGGCTCAGTCTCACATGAAACTATCTCAAAAAGAGATTAAGTTATGTATCAAGAGCACCAGGTTGTTGTTAGAAAAATTTGATGCCGAAAATAATTTGGACTACTATCCTTATGCTTCTGAAGTAGCAACGGAAAGAAGGCACATGGTTGACTTCATAGGTAAGCTACAGAATGAGTTAAGGGTAAGAGAGATGAGACCACACAAGGTTACGACATGAGTGTGGTCTTTCCTTACAAAACCAAACCCTACAAGCATCAAGAAGATGCTCTCCATAAAAGTTATGACAAAGAAAACTTTGCATACTTTATGGAGATGGGGTGCGGTAAGTCAAAGGTATTGATTGATAATATTGCTTGGCTTTATTCGAATAGTAAAATAGATACTGCGATTGTTGTAGCACCAAAAGGTGTGTATACGAATTGGAAGAACAATGAAATACCTGCACATCTAACAGATGATATAGTTCCGAGGGTATACACATGGAAGTCAACGCTTAACAAACGAGAACAAGCAGACTTAAAAAGCTCCGTGGGTGGGGAAGCAAGAAGACATTTACGAATACTACTCGTCAATGTTGAGGCTTTTGCCTCAAAGAAAGTGTTTCAGTTTTTGGAGATGTTTACCCACAGAAGTACCTTTTTACTTGCCGTTGATGAGTCAACCACAATCAAGAATATCAAGGCGAAGAGAACCAAGGCGCTAATAAAATTTGCTGAAGGAGCAAGGTACAAAAGAATACTGACGGGTGCTCCGATAACCAAGTCGCCTCTTGATTTATACTCACAATGTTTATTTATGAGTAAAAAAATTTTGGGGTTTGAATCGTATTGGTCGTTTCAAGGACGATATGCCGTGATTAAAAATGTGAAGATGGGATCACATCAGTTCAATCAGATCATAGGGTATAAGAACCTGGACGAACTGAAAAAGAAAGTTGAGCCACACTCGTTCCGAGTTACGAAAGATGAGGCATTGGATTTGCCTCCGAAGATATATACAACCAGGCAAGTTGATCTGACAATGGAGCAAGAGAGATACTATCAAAGTATCAAGAAAACATCAGTAGCACTTCTCGAAAGTGGAGAGATGGTCACAACTCCAGAAGTTATGACACGGCTTTTGAGATTACAACAGTTGTTATGTGGCTATCTGATTACAGATGATGGCGAAACAAAAGAGATAGAGAACAATAGGTTAGACGTATTACTTGAAGTCATAGAAGAGATGGAAGGCAAGGTTATTATATGGTCAAGGTTCAGACATGACATCTTAAAAATACAAAGCAAGTTAGCACAAATCTATGGTGCGAGTTCCGTGGTTACCTATTTTGGCGACACGACTATGGCAGATAGAGACAATGCTATTGCGAGGTTTCAAGATTCGGCTGATCCCACGAGGTTCTTTGTAAGTAATCCACAAACAGGTGGTATGGGTTTGACACTTCATGCCGCGAAGAATGTGATTTATTATTCAAATGATTTTAATTTGGAGTCTCGTGTTCAATCAGAGGATAGAGCACATAGGGTAGGGCAACAGAATAAAGTGTTATATGTTGACCTGGTATGTCCGAATACTGTTGATGTTCACATTGTAAAAACATTAGTGAACAAAAACAAATTAGCAAACATAACACTAGGAGAAAGGATATTAGAATGGTTAAAGGTGTAAGAGCCGAGAAGATAGTGGGTAATGCAGGTGAGAGCTTAACAGTATTTAAGTTGTCAATGATGGGTTACGCGGCATCTTTAATAAAACAAGACGGTGTTGATATAGCCGTGGTTGGTGGAGAAGGATTAATAGTAGCACAAAGAGTAGAAGTTAAAACAGTATTACAAAGTGATGAAGGTAAATATTATTTTGGTATATCAAAAGGCAAAGACAGAAGATGTTACACTAGAAAAGATTGTGATATAATAGCACTGGCTGCACTGGATATAGAATCCGTGTTGTTCTTTCCAGTGGAATCATTCATAAGCAATAGATCACTGAGTTTGACAAAGAATGATTTTCGTAATCCATCAGATGGAAAAGAAGGAACTCATTTTCAAATGGCACTAGAATATAGCCAAAACATGATGGGCGAACTATTATATAAGAAAAAATAAGATTTTATGGTTGACATTCAAAATATTTTTATGGTAAAAAAAACTGAACATAACAATAACAACAAAATACTTATGTTGAGATTCTTATGTCTTGTAAAGAAAAGTCGAGTTGGGGTGGTTTCCTTTCTTAAATTTTGCCTTAAAAATTTAATCATTACCACCCCGATGAGATAAGGAGATTAAAATGGATACAGATAAGTGGAAGTCGATTGCAGTACCAATAGCAACTTGGGAGAAACTAAACAAGATGGCTAAAGAAAACTTTAGAACTGTTGGTGCAACGATTACATATTTAACTGAGAAAGAATACGAGTCTTTAAAAGCGGAAACTACTGTTAGAGTTCCAAAAAAAAGACTTGTTGACGAGAAGGTATAATACTTTAAACTATACCTTCGATTAACCGCTGAAGAGCATAAACTTTAACGTAGAAGGAGAGAAAGATGAGTGATGTGTATTCACTATTCGAGCAAGAGGCAGCTGACCCTCAAGCATTTAATAAAGTCAGAGAAGGCGACACTAAAGATCTGTCGTCACTAATCCGTAGATCCGTAGACTTGGATCAACAGATTAAAGATACCGAAGCACAACTTAAAGACTTAAAAGACAAGAAGAGAGCAGTAGACGAGGAAGACATTCCTTCGATAATGCAGACTATGGGTGTTGAAAGTCTACAAGTAGATGGCAACAAAGTTACGGTAGATAAGTTTGTTTCTGCGAGGATACCCGAAACTAAGAAACAAGAAGCGTTCCAATATTTAAGAGATATTGGAGAAGGCGATCTTATCAAGAACGAAGTTGTTGTTAGCTTCAGTATGGGTCAAGATAATCAAGCTGGTGTTGTAGTTGCAGACCTGGAGCAAAAAGGTTTTGCACCACAAAAGAAACAGCATGTGCATCCAATGACTTTAAAAACCTGGGTTAAAAATAGAATTGAAAGTGGTAAAGAAATAGACTTTGATCTATTTGGTGTATACCAGGGCAACCGTGCTAAGATAAAAGGAGGTCAGTAATGAACCAGATTGCACAGAAAAAGGCTACAGATGTGGTGGTATCAGAGTTAGATAAAATGCTAGAAGCAGACTCTGGTGCTGGTCTTGAGAACATCACAACGGAAGATATGCAGATACCTTTTATTAGGATTATCCAAGCATTATCTCCACAGTTACAGAAGGATGATCCTCTGTATATTAAAGGCGCTGAGCAAGGCGACATCTTCAATACCGTTACACAAGAAGTGTATAAGGCAGATGAAGGTGTTCTTGTTGTTCCTTGTTTCTTCGAGAAGAAGTTCTTGGAGTTTATGTTAAGATCATCTGGTGGTGGGTTTGTAAAAGAGCTTCCAGCAGACGATAAAGACATAGCTATGACAACTCGTGATGGTAGTATAGAAATGTTACCAAACGGTAATGAGTTAGTCCGAGCACACCAGCATTTAGTGATCGCACAATCTGCTGATGGAACGATTGCACCGAGTGTTCTTGATATGAAGAAGACACAGTTAAAAGTGTCTCGTAGATGGAATACATTAAAGAATAGCATAAGATTACCTTCTGGTAATGCTATGCCGATTTACGGAACGGCTTGGAATATAACTACAATCTTGGAGAAGAATGACCAAGGTTCGTGGTACAATTACAAGTTGGATCGTGTAAATGAACTTACACCAGAGATAGAGAGTATGATGCTAGAAGCTCGTGCTATGTATCAAAGTGTAAGTAAGGGGGAAGTTAAGATGGCTGCTGCGTCAGCTGATGAGATGGCTTCATCAGATAAGGACGAAGTACCGTTTTAAATATCGTGGGCCGTACAAGTCTAATCCTCCACTTGTACGGCTCTTTTATTTTTGGAGTGAAGAGTGAATTTAACAGAAGAATTATTACTTGCGTTTGAAGGTTTTAGTGGTGCACATGGTCAGACGGAAGTTTCCAACCAAAGAATGAATGGCAAACAGAAAGCCAAATCATTTATCGTAAGACAACCACTAACATTAGAATTATTACAAGGACATATTGATGGCAAGAAAGGTGTTGGTGCAATACCTATCAACGAACATAACAAATGTAAGTTCGGTGCTCTTGATATAGATGAGTATCCACTAGACCATAATGCTTTGGTCGATAAGCTAGAAGAATTAAAAGTTCCGTGT